GGCCCTGTTGCTACAGTTACCCATACTATTAATTAACTACCTATCCGCAAACAACAATACACGCTTTCGGACAACCTAATGTCTCATGGCCCGTTATACTAGAAGGTCGGCCAACTTTCTAATAAACGCACCCTAGTAGAATTAGCCTCTGTTTAAGTCATTGGTCGTTTGCATCTGTGATATTATGCTAAGGAGAATTAAAATGGCATTTTCATCCGCTGCTGGTTATGGTAACTTACCAAACGGTAATTTCTCACCAGTTATTTACAGCAAACAGGTGCAACTTGCGTTCCGCAAAGCATCTGTATGTGAAGCAATTACTAACTCTGATTATTTCGGAGAAATTGCTGCAATGGGCGACTCAGTTAAAATTATTAAAGAACCTGAGATCACTGTTAAAGCATATGAGCGTGGTACAACTATTACACCACAAGATCTTGACGATGAAGATTTTTCATTGACAATTGATAAGGCCAACTATTTTGCCTTCAAGGTTGATGATATTGAGGAAGCTCATAGTCACGTCAATTTCCAAAGCCTTGCAAGTGATCGTGCTGCTTACCGTTTGGGTGATCAGTTTGACCAAGACGTACTTGGTTACTTGACAGGCTTTAAACAGTCTGCACTACACGGTACACCCGATACTGTAAACACAACTGTTAATGGTAGTGTTGCTGTATCTACTGCAGGTACTGACGAACTGTTGTCTTCAATGAAAATTGATGCAGCAGACTTCGGTGGTTCAGCAGGTGATGCTTTGGCACTGCAGCCACGTACAGGTGGAGCAACTGACTCAACTCCTGCCGTTGGTGATACTTTCCCACTGACAGTTATTGCACGTATGTCACGTCTGTTGGATCAACAGAATGTGGATACTCAAGGCCGTTGGTTGGTAGTAGATCCTGTGTTTATGGAGTTGTTGAAAGACGAAGACTCACGTTTGTTTAACGCTGACTTTGGTGGTTCTGGATTGCAGAATGGTCAAATCGGAACAAACATTCATGGTTTCCGTGTATACACTTCAAACAATTTGCCATCAGTAGGTACAGGTCCGTCCTTTACTGGAACGAACTCTGCTGTCAACTATGGTATGATTGTTGCTGGTCATGATTCAGCCGTTGCAACTGCAGAGCAGATCAACAAAACTGAAACTTATCGTGACCCAGATTCATTCGCTGACATTGTTCGTGGTATGCATCTATATGGTCGCAAGATTCTTCGTCCAGAAGCTCTTGTGAACGCTAAGTATCACTTGGCATAAGGGAGGATTGAAACATGGCTAACATTACTTCACTTCTAAAGGCAGCGTCTGGTAATTCTCAGCGTGGTCGTAACCCTTACATGGTCGAAAACACTCTTGACATCGTAGCTACAACTATTGATCCGTCTTCTGCGGATTCAGTTCAAGCTATCACTATTCCTGCTGGTCACAAAGTTATGGCTTGTGGTCTTGAAGTTGTTGAATCAGCAACTATGAACACAGGTACAGATGCTACAGTAACTGTAGGTTTTGTAGGTGGTGATGTTGACGAGTTTGTTGCATCATTTGACATCGACGGTGCTGCTGATGGTGCTTACGCCCCAAGTGTATCCATTACTGGCGACACTGTATCTGCATCTGATGATACCATTGATGTAATCTTTGGTGGGGCAGGTGCTTCATTTACTGCAGGTAAACTTCGTGTTTATGCGGTAATGATGGACGTAAGTTCACAAGGTGACACTGCTGCTAATGAAGTAGATCGTGACGCACTTGCGTAACTAATATATAAGTGGGCTGCTTAAATGTGGCCCACTTACTTTTGTATAAAGGATCTAAAACATGGCTATTACAACAGCAATGTGTACAAGTTTCAAGTCAGAGCTACTTGGTGGTGTCCATGATTTAGACACTGATAGCATTAAGCTTGCTTTGATTAAGGCTTCACCTAGCGGTACATATGGTGCAGCTACAACTAATTACAGTGATGTAACAGGTAACTCTGATGAGTCATCTGGTACCAACTATACTGCTGGTGGTAACGTACTTGACAGTGCAACTATTTCAGTAAGTGGAACAACAGCTATTGTAGACTTTGCAGATGAAACGTTTGCAGATGTAACTACTTCAGCAGATGGATGTATTATTTATAATGCAGGTCAAGCAAATAAAGCTATTGCAGTAATTGACTTTGGTGGTACAGTAAGTGCTACTGCAGGTGATTTAACTATTGAGTTCCCTGCTGCAGGAGCAAGTACAGCAATCATTCGTATTGCTTAAAGGATAAACTATGGCTTTTATTGCCACCTCTGCACGTTACGGCACTGGTAGATTCGGTGTAGCAGAGTATGGTGTCATAAACATCTCAGCAAGCCTAACAGGTGTATCTGGTACAACAGCGTTAGAGCCTGTAAGTGCTGGTGGCTTTGAGATAGATGTTACGGAGCGTATTACTGATAGTACTCTTGGTAGTACTGCTCTAGGTACGATACAAGTTAATACTGCTGCTGGTCTTACGGGTGTTGTAGGTACTGGTGCAGTAGGAGCCTTAGAGCACAGCAACACAGTTACACTTACAGGTGTTGCAGGTACAGGCCACGTAAATACAGTAGAAGAGAAACCTACTGAAGTACTTGAGAGTGTAAGCGCTACAGGCCAAGTAAACACAGTACAACCTAACACTGCTGCAGGTTTAACTGGTGTAAGCGCAACTGGTGCAGTAGGCACTGTAGTAGAGAATACATCTGAGGCTATAGCTTCTGTATCAGCTACAGGTCAAATAGGTACAGTAGCACTCAGCAATACTGT